TGAAATGTCTGTGTTGTTTGATGCAAGTGTAGGTATAAATTCATTTTCAACAGGACATTCATTACCCCCAACCTCTTGATCTCCATCATCAAGTATCTGTTCTACGTTGTCTCCAATCCACCACTCCATCATATTATCATAATTGGCAGAAGAAACAAGCGTTTTCTCTAAAGTATAAATACGCCTCTCACAAGCTCCATTACCTTGACCAACACCAAGACGCTGAAACTTAAAATATAATTTAATTCTACTACCGGCAGGTACAGTATAATCAACCCAAGCACTTGTTGCCGTATCAAATCTGTTCATTGGGTAGTTCAAAATAGGATACTCTCCTGCATCATTTTGATCTACCTGTTCGTTACCCGGTGCAATAATTGAAAGTTCATCCTGAACAACAGCAAAGCTGTTTGGATTAATCTTCATATACACCCCCGATGGAACAGGAATATTTACAGTAGGATCAAGTTCACTTGGTATCTCAATGAATCCTGCTTGCTTAGCTTCTTTCTCAAGCACTGTTGCGTATACGCAATTATTTGTAGGTCCACTTGTGTCAGCCTTTACGATAAGCCTATCACCCTGCTGTACCTTACGTGCGTTTTCTCCTTCAAGTAAAAAGTATGCGTTATTACTTAGAGGGTCATCAAAGAAGATACTACTATATATGGTATCGTAACTTTCCTCGTCAGGCTTAATAACAAACTTATATCTCTTAGCCCAAGCCGGAGCTATCTGAGTTGTAGGAATAGTTACCCTAATAGAGTTCTTGGTATCAGATGCAGAGCAAGGAATGTGTACTGTATTTCTTGGACTAACCAAGGCTGTAGTAGAACGACCAAAGTCATCCATATACACGATACCAATCTCATACCCACGATTGCTATGCAAGCTGCGTGGTGAATTTATTTTTTGATAGAAAGCTTCTGCAAAGTTTACTGAGTAATACTCATACACATTATTTGTTGGTGTAGTAGTATTGTCAACATATCTCATTGCAGGAAACTGTAGACCAATTATTTGACTTGCAGGTGTAGTAATAATGCTTATTGGCTGACCTGCAGCAGAAATACCACTCTGAAACTTTATTAGTGCGTCTAAGTTGTTTGGTAGTGCACAGTTAAGCTGATCAGTAAATGTTGTCCCATTACAAGAGTTTGCTATAGGCTGAATATTTGCAATTGTTCCAATAACATCTTGAAATGCTACACTTGTAGCCATCTGATAAACAGAAGTATATGTGGTTGGCAGTGTAAACGTAAGCGTCAAATTAATGTTCTCGCTTGTCTCTGTAGGGAATGGAGTGCTCCCTGCAAACATATTGTGCGTAAGCCTTACATCTAATGTAATTGAAGAACCTGCAATAAGCTGTATGCCTGTTAGGTTAATATTTACAGTTGCATTTGGAATAGTTTGATTACTACCAAAACTATATACGCCAACTGAGGTAGTGTCGGGTAAGCTTGAAGTACCAACCAATTCAGAAACTGCAGAAGCAACGTATTCAAGTTTAGTTACGTTTCCATTCTTATCAACTAAATCGTATCCCTCAACATAGTTCCCATACATCAAACGATTGCCCATAATAGTTTGGGCTCTTGCAAGAAGCGGTACGTTATCATACAATCTAAGCAACTCTGATTCGGGAAGTACAGTAAATATTTTGCTATTTGTAAATGTAAATGTATAGTTTGTATTGTTTGCAAGACCAAGCTCAGCCTTATCAAGCTTCTCAATAACCTTAACAATACTTGTCCCTGCTTCTTTGAATAACAGGTCAATACCAACAACAAGCGGACCGCCTGTATTGTATGTAATGATAGCAGTATTGTTTATGTTGACCATCCCCTCGTTGAGGTAGCTATTAATACTGAACTCAAATGGGTTTGGCGAAAATGCAGGAGCAGACCACTGAGATGTTGCAGAATATTCACCATCTTGATAACGATAACGATATGCAAAGCAGATAAACCTATCTACCATAAAGTTATCTTGCTGACCGGTTCTTATCTCACGAATAGCAGGAGCTGCAATTGGCGGTTTCTTAATTACAAGCAGCGACTCTGCACTAAATTGGTCTATGTTACCAATAGGGTTGGCATAGTTTCTTGTTATATTAAATACTCTTGGAGGATTGTAATTATCAGTAAAAAATATCAACTGATCAATAAGGTCAACACCTGTAATTAAATACTCAGGGCTGAAGTTTAGCGTGGTGTTTACACCACCCCCATCGTTAATGCTTATTACGTGATAAGTAAGAGCGTTCTGTATTGTGTTATATGACACAATCATATCAAGCTTACCCGTTGCCCCTACAGAAAATGTGGGGTCGTGGACAAACCAAAAGATTCTTTCGTTTGCGCTATCATCAATTGCGCCAATACATTTTGCGTTTGCGCTAAGTGGTGTACTATTGATATACCGCAGTTGAGTCAGCGCTACATTACCTTTTGTGTTTTCTATTACACCAATCTCAGCTTGCTCAGTAGAACCCATACGGACGTTGAGCGCATCAATATACTCTCCGTTTGGAACAAGTCGCTCGTCTACGACCTTGTTCATCCTACCTGATATGAAGTTCCTTGTTATGTTTGGCATATTATTTCAACCACTTGTCCATACCACGCAGGTTCATAAGAAGTCTGCCCGGATGAATGTTACTCATTCTAATTTTTGCGTTGCGAAGTAAAGCCGCTTTTTCTTTACGAGCACGAGCAATAATGTACTCTTGTACACCAAGCTTTGAATTAAGTATCTCGTATTGAATATATGCGTATATATACTTCTCAAATAATTTATTAACGCTGACAATTGAATCATCACCATTCTCCATACCATCAGAGATGTATTCGAGAATGACAGATTGATTATACATATCAGAGTTAAAGTTGATAACCCCCATTCTCTGATCAATAGCAAACGTAGGGTTGAAGTTTGCGGTCTCTGTATTAAGACCATAGCGCTCACCGAGGCTATAATCAAAATACCAAACCCCATCTATATCCCATCCATACTGCCCGTAGTATGGACCGGGATTTAAGTAGATACTTTTTTTGATTCCATCTAATCGCTGCAAGTCAATCTGTGAAAACTGAGGAGACAGCGCATTACCATTTTGGTCAAATAATATTTTTCCTGTTTGGTCTTGCAAGTATGCAAGAGATGACAGGATTTGAATGTTCTCTGTAAGTGGTCTTAGGTATCCGTCTTTGTAAAGATTAACCCTTACCCAATTCACATAGTCGGATGGAAGAATATAACGAAGCGTATCATCAACTGTAAGCTGCAATACTTTTATCTGCTTGAACGCATCGTAGTTGAGCTCCTGTATGGCACGCTTTGCGTGAAATAATATTTTGTAACGCTCTTCATTATTTACAAGAGAATGATTGCCTGCATACATCAACATAAAGTTGTTGACAATGTCGAACAGACTTACGTATTGGTACGAACCCCAATTGACATCTGTAGGCGGTACACCGTTGTTCTCGTAATATTTATATTGACTAATGTATGCCATAATTATTGCGATTGTTTTTGTTCTTCAGCAGCACCGAATTGAACAGCCATTATCTCACGAATAGACATACCTGCGTATTGAAGAATCTTTGTTACAAGCTTGAACTCATCTTCTGCAGGAACTTCAAAGTCTTGATAGTCGGGCTGCGATTGGTCAAATACCGGCTCGCCACCTGTTAAAGAAACGAATGTCCATTTAGGGTCTTTCGGATACCTAAAATAATTTGCATCAACTTCATTCGGTAGGTTGATGGTAGATGGAAATACTGTAAGTACGCCACCCTCCTGCGTATATGCAGGATACTGTTCTGTTGGAGCCGTAAGATTTGACGTAGTAAGCATTGTGATTTTATTATGCGTTACCTTCTCTGCCTCTCCCTTGAATACACGTGGAGATACAGATGCGTCATAGCACATAATCTTATTAATCATAAAATAGTCAAATCCTGTAGTAGTAATAGACGGAAGAAAAAATCTGTTTGTTGCAGGCGCAACTTGCGTAAGCGTTGAGGTTAAAGCAAAAACTTCCATCGCCTCTTCTATAGGCTTTCTTTGATCAGCGTAATCTATACCGGACTTTCTTAGGTTCTCTAAATTAACTACGTTGTTGTATTCAGAAAAGTATTCTTCAAATACTTCAAGCTGAGACTGCTTGGCAAACAGGTTAAAGTCTGCCGGTGATATATACCCGTAGTTATTTTTATTGAGAATGGAAAGTACCGTATTTCTGACGGAATTTATCATTATAGTCTTTTTACAAATATAAACAAAAAAAGAGGGTATAGAAATACCCTCTCTACCTAAACACTATGAAACCATTAACCTATGCTAAGTTACTTTCAAGCATCTTGAGGGCATCAATCCCTTCGTCCGTCTTCAGGAACTCAGCAACAGTAAAGTATGGGTCTTGGGCATACGGCACAGTCAGCATTTTCTTCTTGTTAGAGCCGGTATTAAACCATACTTCCTTCTGTCCATTCCTGAACGTCAACAATTTATTCTCAAAGAACACGTGTACACTTGATTGAAGCTTCAGCATTGGGTCCCCGAGTACGTTTAAGAACCCTTGGGGGTCACGCTTGGCATAAATCAGTACATCTCTTTTAAGCTCAGACGTTGTAAACCTCGATGGGTCTTTCCCAAAGAGCACTCTTGATACGCTCTCAAGCTGCTCCAAAGAGAGCTGACGAGCTTGAATCAAGGCATCCACCTCCGCACTTAAACTCTCTACCTCTTTCGCAGCATCTTTCTCGTGGTCTACCTCAACAAATGTCCTACCATTTAACGGGTGGTAGTACAAGAACTCCTGTAGAACAGGATTACTCTTAGGAACCCTAAGAAACCCGTTCTCGAATATAACAGGTTCGACAATGGCATTACCGTCTTGCTCGTCTTCAAAAGCGGTCTTTTGGTTGATAGCGTATCGCAAGGGGCGGTTGACATTGTTTTCTTCATCGAACCAAAGTAATGGGTAACGTCTTGTATTTCTTGAAGGTAGCGTATACGAAAGGGGGGCTACGTCCCCTTTAAGCTTGTAAATCCTGTCGGCAGGAACCAATTTCTTTTTCATTAGATTTTAATTTGATTAGATTAAAAATAAGGGGGAGTGTCTTTGAAGACACCCCACCCTTTATTGTTTTTCTTCGGATTATGAACCGTAACGGAACAATACGAAGTTGTTAGCACCCAAGGTACAAACGCAACGCTCAGAGAGGAAGTTTACCTCCATTGCATCGAGGTCGCTTGTTTGAGCACCACCGGCAGAACCTGTGATCCAAGTCTTGTATCTACGGTCTTCTGTTTCAGAAGCACGGTAGCGTACGTGTAAGAATGGACGCTTAGCGTTCTTGCCAAGGATTTGGTCGTACACGGTAGTAGAACCGGCAGGAACCAATAGACCTGTTACAGTGCCTGCTGCTTGAGCACCTGTAGGAAGACCACCACGCATAGTAGGATCGTTCAGGTACTTCCAATCAGACTTGTAGAAGTCATAACCTCTGCGGAAACCGCTGAAGCCAAGGTTCAAAGCCATATCCTTGTCGTTGTCAAACAAACCGTAAGATGTACCGTTTGCTCCGTAGCTGTTCTGAGCAGCCAACATATCGTCAATGTCAAAGCTGAAGGCACGGTTAACGAAGATTACGTTCTCTTCGATAGAACCTTGCTTGTCAAGACGAGAGATGATGCTGTCGAAATCAGCAAGTGTGGTTGGGTTTCCACCGCCCCATACGTTACCACGGCTGTTTACTACATAGAAGATTCCCTCAGAACCTTTGTTACCGTAGATTGGGTTCAAAGAAGCGTTAGCAACACCTGAACCTGTCTCAGCAGG